ACCTTCAAGTTGAGTCATTATTACCTCTAGAGGATGAAGATGCTTTAGAAGTTGTACCAACTGATGCTACATCAATTCAAATTGATTTAGTAAATGTATATGATTTAGAGTGTGTTGCTAATTTTGACCTTGTAACTGAAAACTATATTGGCGGTGCAAACAACAAGTATTCTGATGAGATTACTTTTAAAACTAGAATCATTAGTGACTTTACAGAATCTATCAGCAATAGAGTTCTCCTTATTGATGATATAAGTGGACAATTTAATAGCAATGCAAGAGGCACTCCATTTGAAGAGGTTAATAGACATAGATTAGAAGATGCTATTGGAGCAAAATTTGTAATTCTTGTCAAAGACAAATTATTTACTGGAGAAAGACAGGTTTCTTTGGTCTCTGTGATAAACAATGTCCATAATGGACAAGCAATGATTAGCCAATACGGTGATACTGATACCGAACTTGAGTTGGGAACTTTTGATTATATCATCGATGGAGTTGACGGAGTTTTGAATTTCTACCCAGATAAGTTTGAAGTAAACAACTATAACTTATCGGTCTTCAGTTACAACTTGGAGAGATTGGATATACACTCCGAAACAATTGGTATTGGATCAACTCAAATTGGTCTATCAACTACTTCAGGGTTCCCAGGTGCTTTAGTAAGTCTTGCAAGCACAAACCATATCATTGCTGGCGCTGCTGTAACAACAGTCTTTACTCTTGCCGGAATTGGAACTACTACCTCTGGAACTAGAGCAGCAAAGATACTTTTCAGTATCGAAAACTCAAACGAGGAAGCTGAATTTGAAGAGGTAAGCATTGTATGTAATGGAACTAATGTAGAATTTATTGAATATGGTCAGTTAACCACACATTCATTAGATGCTACTTCATCAGGTACAACTGGACTTGGAACTTATGGCGTAACTATGTCTGGTTCTGATATTGTTGTTAAGTTTACTCCATATGATGCAGGTATTACCACAACATATCTGAATGCACTGTCAATTGGTATCTCCTCTGAAAAATATGTTGGTGTTGGAACTCAAGATTATACTCATGCTCAATTGATTGCAGAAGGTCAAGATATAGCAGCTTCAGGGTCTCCATCTGCAGTTGGAGTTGGTCATTATGCAAATAATGTCAATGTTGGTATTGATGGTTGTTATGGAATCGTTGTAGTAACTGATACAACAAACAATATTTCTCAAATATCAGAAATTGTTGTTGTTGATAATGATAGTGATGTATTCTTGACTGAATTTGGAATTATTGATTCCGAGGGTAATACAGGAGTATCTGGATTAGGAACACTGGGTGCCAACAGATTAGGAACTAATACAACTCAAATAGTCTTTACACCAAATGCAGGTATAGCGTGTCACGTTAAGACATATCTTAATACACTGTCTGTAAATGAAATCGTTACGACACCAGACTTGAAAGATATGCAATCTGCATTTGTAGAATCTCATTTTGATACTTACACTGGCACCAAAAATACTGTCAAGAAAGATTTTGAATTAACTCATAAAAATGACAATATTTTCCAAAGGAGTTTTGATTCTTCAGATTCATCAATCGTTAATATTTCAGAGAACACAATTAAGATGCCAAACCACTTCTTTGTTAGTGGACAAGCATTGACTTATAATTCTCCTTTAGGAATTAAGACAGATGCTATTTCAATTGCATCAACAGATGCATTCCCAGGTGTTGGTGCAACCACTCTTTTACCAGCGGATGTTTTCTGCATTAAAGTTAATGAGAACTTCGTTAAGATTGCAGCAACTGCTGAACATGCTTTAGCAAAAAATCCAGTTGCTATCGCATTCACTGGAAACGGAATACAAAATTTCCACACACTGACTGCTAAAGATGCAAATCAGAAAGTGATGTTGACCATTGATAATATGTTACAGTCTCCAATTTCAGAGACAAGGACTGTAACAGAACTTTCTGCAGAAGCAGCAGCTGCAGATGAAGTAGTAGAATTTGCAGGTATTACTTCAATCTTTGCTGGAGACTATGTAAGAGTTGGTGCTGCTGATACTGGAGAAATATTGAAAATTGTTTCTATTGGTATTGGTAAAACAAATGGTGTTAAAGTTGAAAGGGCATGGGTAGGAACTACATTGAATTCTCATGGTGTTGGATCAACTGTTACCAAGTTGAGAGGTCACTATAACATTGTTGATAACACTGTACACTTTGTTGAAGCACCATATGGTAATAGACCTATTGGTTCTATTTCTGATCCACCATCATTTAGAGACTGGATTGGTATTACATCCTCTTCAACTTTCTCTGGAAGATCATTTATCAGAAATGCTGCTATTGGTTCAACTGAAGAAACGTATTCTAGAAACTTCTTGTATGATGATATCACTAATCAGTTTAATGGATCGACAAAAGACTTCACACTGACTCAAAATGATGAAGATGTATCTGGAGTTTCAACCTCAACTATTGTAGCAATCAATGGAATTTATCAAGGTCTTGGAGCAAACTCAAATTACACTGTAACGGAAGAAGTTGGTGTTACTACAATTAGTTTTACAGGAACTGCAAGTTCTGCTGCACATGATGTAAATACTGCAAATGTTCCAAGAGGCGGTGTAATTGTTTCTGTTGCTTCAAGTGCTGGATTTGGTTTCCAACCATTAGTAGCAGCAGGTGCAACAGTTGTAATTAACGGTTCTGGACAAGTTAGTTCTGTTGCCATTGGAAACAGTGGTTCTGGTTACAGATCTGGTATACAAACAACTGTCAATGTTGGTGTTGCAGAATCCTCAACAGGAACTCCACAGATAACATTCATCGGAACTGCTTCAGTTATTGGAGGACATGTTGTAAGTATTGCACTTACAAATCCTGGAGCTGGATTTACCCAAACTAATCCACCTGATGTCTTTATTGATCCTCCTTTATCATATGTCAATGTCCCATTGATTTATTCTGCAGGTTCTACTGGACTTGGAACAGGTGCAAAAGTTGATATTGTTGTTGGTAATGGATCAAGTGTAATTGACTTTGAAGTATCAAACACTGGATTTGGTTATGGTAACTCTCAAGTGCTGACTGTTGGTGTTGGTGGAACTGTTGGCATACCAACAGACCCACATGCTTCTTTTGATTCATTCCGTCTTATAATTGATGAAATTGATAGCGACCAGTTCACTGGATGGTCTGTCGGAGATTGGGATGTCCTTGATGATTTCTCTAATCTCTTTACTGGATCTAGACAAAGATTCCCACTCAAAAAAGGTGGAAACTTTATATCCTTTGTTGCCAGACAAGGTTCAAACATCAATATTCAAGATAATATTTTCATTTTCCTCAATGATGTTTTACAAGTTCCTGGAGTTGGATATGAATTCTCCGGTGGTTCTCAAATTTTATTTACAGAACCACCAGATGAAGGTGATTCTGTAAAAGTAATATTCTACAGAGGTAGTTCTGCTGTTGACACTCAAGATGTTGATATTACAGAAACTGTCAAGATTGGTGATAGTTTAGATATTGATAGTAGTGTTGATAAACTTGATGAAGACCCAAGAACGGTTCAAGATATCCTTACAACTAACGTTGTTAATACGGATGCATATAATGGTGCAGGACTTAGTGAAGATGAGACTTTAGAAAGACCAGTAAAATGGTGTAGACAAAGAGATGACATTTATCTTGATGGAAGACGAGTTAGTAAAGCACGTCCTTTATATGAACCAAGCATTTTCCCAGCAGCATACATCATTAAATCTGTTGGTGTTGGTTCAACTGAAATATATGTTGATAATGTTAGACCATCATTCAACCAAGATAATGAAAGTACTGTTTCTACTGATTTCCAGAAGAAACTCACCATTGTCAACTACGGACAAAAAGTTTCTGCAGCAGCAACTGCAGTAGTTTCTTCGGCAGGGACTGTATCCTCCATAGTATTGTCTACGGGTGGAGTTGGTTATTCAACAACTCCAGATGTTTCAGTACAAAATCCAGTTGGACTTGGAACAACTCAAAGAGCTGTGGCAACTGCATCTATAACTGCTGGTATTGTTACCACTATTACAGTTTCCTCTGGTGGAACTGAATACACCCAGGCAAATCCACCTATCGTCCTCATTTCTCCTCCAAAATCACTGACAGAGGAAGACAATACTGTTGTATCCTTTGCTGGAGATTTTGGTGTTATCACTGGATTTGGAACAACAACAGTTGGTGTTGCTTCCACTGGCATTACTCTTGATTTAATTATTGAGAAAGATTCTCCTTTGAGAGACAATACAAAAGTAACACAGAATACAACAATTAGTGGAATCCAAACTGGAGATTACTTTATTGTTTATGACTCTAACATAACTCACAATCATGTTGGTTCAGGAATAACTGCCCTTGATGAAGGTGGAAATGTAATTGGAGTTGGTACTACCTTTATAGATAATATCTACAGAGTAGCACACCATGTTGCCATTACAACTAGTGCAATTGGATATGGAGCAACTGCAGTTAGAAGGGTTACCGTAAGTGTAGAAGACTTCTCTGGTGTTGGTGTTGGCACTAGTGTTTTTGCGGGAAGATTTAGTTGGGGTAAGATAGAGTTCTCTGAAAGAGTTGGAGTTGCAACTTATGGAGCAATTACAACTAATGGTGTGGTTGGAATAAGAACCGGTCCATACATCACAAGACAACAATCACTCAAGTCAATTGGGTTCGTAACCTAATAAATAACTAAAAAATTACAAAAATGTCTGCCATTATAACTGATCAGATAAGAATATTGAATGCAAAGAATTTTGTAGCCGGATTTAATACGACTACAAACTCTTATTATAGTTTTGTTGGACTTCCCAATCCAACGATAATTGATGCCAATTGGGATAATGATCCACCCGCCCCAATTGATGATTTTAATAGTGAAAATTCCACATGGGATACTATAATTGCACTCAAGAAAATTACGTCTGATGATGCAAAGCAGGTGGTGAAGAAGAGTGTTTGGACCTCTGGAACTACCTTTGACTATTACAGACATGACTATAATATAAACAATACACCTATAAATTCTAGTGGAACTACTCTGTATTCCGCAAACTATTTTGTTCTCAATAGTGATTATAGAGTTTATATTTGCTTACAAAATGGAACAGACCCAGAGAATCCAAATGGGCGTCCATCACTGGATGAACCAACGTTCACTGATTTAGAACCAAGAAGTGCTGGAACAAGTGGAGATGGTTATATCTGGAAATATTTGTACACTATCAAACCAGGTGACATTGTAAAGTTTGATAGTACAGAATATATGCCTGTTCCATCACAATGGGAAACTAGCACAGATACCAATATTTCTGTAGTTAGAAATAATGCAGTTGATGGTGGAATTAAAGTTGTTGTTTTAAAAAATAGAGGAACTGGAATTGGCACTGGAAATGTCACTTACACAAAAGTTCCAATTAAAGGAGATGGAACTGGTGCAGAATGCACAGTTGTAGTCAACAATGACTCAAAGATAGAAAGCGTATCAGTTTCAAACCAAGGGTCTGGTTATTCCTTTGGTAATGTTGATTTAGTTGCGGGTGGTGTTCCTGTACCTGCTACCTATCCTACTTTGGATGTCATTATTCCACCCAAAGGAGGTCATGGAAAAGACATCTATAGGGAACTTGGTGCAACTAATGTTTTATTATATTCAAGAATTGAAAATGATACTGAAAACCCTGATTTTATAACAGGAAATGAAATTGCTAGAATCGGTATCGTTGAAAATCCATTATCATTTGGTAGCAATCAAATTTTGTCCTTGGATAAGGCAAGTGGAGTTTACGCTCTTAAATTAGAAGGAACTGGATTTGACTCTGCGACATTCACCGAAGATACTATTGTTCAGCAAACAATTGGAACAGGTGTAACAGCGATTGGTAAAGTTGTAAATTACGATAAAGTAACTGGAGTTCTAAAACTTTGGCAAGAAAGAACTTTTGCCGGATTTAATACTGTTGGAACTGCTCAAACTGATCCGCAGTTTGGATTTAAATTAAACAGATTTACCGCATCTCCATCAACTGGAGGTAGTCTCACAATCACTGGCGGAAGTATCAACTTGGGAATTAATACCAACTTCTCAGGTCTGGCAACAGTCATAAATAATAGGACATATAACCTAGGACAAACCTTTGCTTCAGGCGTATCCACTCCAGAGGTACAGCAGTTCTCCGGAAATATAATCTACACTGACAACCGCCCGTCTATAACAAGATCTTCAAATCAAAAGGAAGATATTAAAATTATATTGCAATTCTAATCAATCATGGCTCAACAAACCAATCTCAATGTATCTCCATATTTTGATGATTTTGATCCAAATGATAATTACCATAGAGTTCTGTTTAAACCAGGTTATCCGGTTCAAGCAAGAGAACTAACTGGTTTACAGTCTATTCTTCAAAATCAAATTGAAAGGTTTGGTCAGCACTTTTTTAAAGAAGGTGCTAAAGTCATCCCAGGAAACACTGCGTATTCTAGAACGTATTATGCTCTTGAGTTAAACAATACTCATTTAGGAGTTCCTGTTGAATACTATATTGATCAACTGAAAGATAGAAAGATTATTGGTTTAACCTCTGGTATAACAGCGTTTGTAAAAGATATAGTAAAGTCAGCAGATTCTGAAAGAGGTAATTTAACTCTCTATCTCTCCTTCTTATCTTCTGGTGTTCAGGATTCAGAATTAAAAGAATTTTTAGATGGTGAACTTTTAGCAACTGACGTTGATATCACCTCTGGACCACTGAATAATCCATTCATACCGATTGGTGAGTCTTGGGGTTCTACAATTGCATCAAATTGCAATTCAACTGGAGCGGCATTCTCTATTTCAAACGGTGTCTATTTCGTTAGAGGTAGTTTTGTTAATGTTGCCGATGAAACATTAATCATATCACAATACACAGATAATCCTACCGGTAGGATTGGTCTTAAGGTTTTAGAAGAAGTTATAAACTCTGACATCGACGAAACTCTTACAGACAATTCAAAAGGTTTTAATAATTTTGCGTCACCTGGAGCAGACCGTTTAAAAATATCCTGTTCACTTACATTTAAGTCAATTGATGACTACAACGATTCTGACTTTGTAGAACTTGCTACTGTCAGGGAGGGTAATCTTGAGTCTCAAGTAAAGAATACCCAATATAGCGTTATTGCTGATGAATTAGCACGTAGAACATATGCAGAGTCTGGTGATTACGCTGTAAAGGCTTTCGATGTATCTGTTAGAGATTCTTTGAACGATGGTGTTCGTAATAATGGTGTCTATGAAGAAGGTAAATTTACACAACAAGGATCTTTAGCATCAGAGGATCTTGCTTTATATGAAATTGGACCTGGAAAAGCATTTGTCAAAGGATATGAAGTTGAAACTATTAGCACGTCATATCTTGATGTTCCAAAACCAAGAACTACAAAGAAATTAGAAAATCAAGGAATTATATACAATACTGGTTCTACCTTTAAAGTAAACAATACTTTTGGTGCTCCAACAACAGGTATTGGAAACACTTACTTTGTAAGTTTGAGAAGTAGAAGACTTGGAACCGGTTCAGCTAAAGAGGTAGAGCAAGGAAAAGAAATTGGTTTAGCAAGAGTATATGACTATGCATTAGAAAGTGGAACATACAGTGCTACCAATGCAAATACTAATCAGTGGGATCTTCAACTATATGATATTCAAACATTCTCTCATATCACTCTTAATGAGGCAATCACATTAACAGTACCCACTCACATCAAGGGTAAGTATAGCGGAGCAACTGCATTTTTAAGAAACAATGTATCTGCAGGAACTGCTCTGACTGTATATGAGAAAAGTGGTGATTTTGTATTAAATGAACCATTTATCTTTGATGGTGTAGAAAATAGTAGAGTTGCTATAGCAGTAACTTCGCATGGAATTGCTGATATTCAGTCAGTATATTCAGGTGGAGTAACTGGTACTGCTGTCACATTTGCTGCAGACACTGTTTTAGATAGTTTAGTAAATATTGGTATTGCAACATTCTCTGCAGAGTCTAGTGCAACCAGCACAGTCATTGCCCCAACTGGATCTAATCTTTTAACTCAAGTTAAGCATAATGATATTTTACAATATTCAAATCCAGTTGGCGCAGACCCGATTACCGTAAGAGTCCTTACAGTTGGCACAGATTCAATCACAGTAACTGGAGTTCATACCGTTTCTGGTGTAGTAGCAGGTAATCTCCCCCAAGCAACAACATCAGTTACTGATTTGAGGAGAGTTGGAGTAAAACAACCTGGTGCTGGCGAACTTGATGCAAATGCATTATATACATTAATGCCTAAACAGTTGATATCTGACGTTGATTTAACCGAAGCAGATCTCAAGATTAGAAAAACTTTTACTGTCAATATCACTGGAAATAAATTATCATCTGTTGTCACTGCTGCAGCAAATGAAACTTTCTTGGCATTCGATGAAGAGAGATATGCCTTAATTAGATCAGATGGTGAGACTGAAGAATTAACCTCTGATAAGTTTGTATTCACGAACGGTAATACAGAACTTCAAATTAATAATATAGGTGCTAATGATACTGGTGCAACTCTTTATGCAACTTTAAATAAAACTAAAGTAACAGAAAAAATTAAGAGAAAGAATAGAATTAATGTTTTAGTTGTTGATAAGTCAAAATTAGATGGTGCTGGCACTGGAACCACAACTTTAAATAATGGTCTTGATTTTGGAAACTTCCCATTTGGTACAAGGGTAGAAGATGAAAAGATTTCGCTGAACAAACCAGATGTTATTGAGGTTTTAGGTATCTACGAATCTAGAGATACTTCAGCTGCATCTGCACCTAAAGCAACTCTTTCTGCTTTTAGTGGAGTTGCTGGAAATACAACAGATTTAGTCGTTGGAGAATTCTTTGTAGGACAATCTTCCGGAGCAAGAGGAATTTATGCAGAAAGATTGTCTGATTCTCAAATTTCATACATCCCAAGAAACTCTATAAACTTGGTTGAAGGGGAGACAATAACATTTTCAGAATCAAATATTACTGCTACACTAACAACTTTAGATTCTCCAAGTGAGCCCATTGCCAATAAGTTCCAGTTTAATACCGGACAAAGACCATCTATTTACGGTCATGGTTATATCACTAGAAATCCTAATACCAAAGATCCCACCAGACAATTAAAAATCTATTTCTCTAATGCATATTATGAGGCAACTGATGATGGAGACATTACAACTGCAAACTCATATAAGTCATTTGATTATGCAAAGGATATTCAAACTATCAATGGAGAAAGAAATACAGACATGATTGATATCAGACCTAGAGTGTCTGACTTTACTAATTCTGAAAATGCTAGATCTCCATTAGAATTTTTAGGTAGAACATATGATGGTGATGGAAATTCTGCTGCAAATATTTTAGCATCGGATGAGTCAATAAATGTTGACTACTCTTTCTATCTGGGGCGTGTTGACAGAATATTCATTACTAAAGATGGAAGACTGCAAGTTCAACAAGGAACCCCATCAGAAACTCATGAAAGACCGGTTCCTATTGATGATGCATTAGAGATTGCATCTGTTAAATTAGAACCTTATCTTCTCGAACCTTCATTCTCTGAGATATCATTCCTAGATCATAAGAGATATAGGATGTCTGATATCAAGCGTCTTGAAGATAGAATCAAGAGTCTTGAATATTACACAACTTTGTCTCTGTTAGAAGTTGGTGCAGAGAGTTTATTTGTTACTGATTCAGAGGGTCTCAACAGATTTAAATCTGGTTTCTTTGTTGATGACTTTACTACTCTTCTTCCCCAAGAAACTGACATACCAGTCAAAAACTCTATTGATATTGAAAATAGAGAACTGCGTCCGAGACATTATACTAATTCAATTGATTTAACAATTGAACCTGTAGAAGGCGTTACCTCACAGACTGATGTATCTTTCACTGATCCAGATGGTGAAAATATCAAACGTTCTGGTGAAGTTATTACTCTTGATTATACAGAGGTTGAGTGGTTAAAACAAACTTTTGCAACAAGAACCGAAAGTATAACTCCTTTCTTGGTTAGTTTCTGGCAATCAACTGTTGCTCTGACACCTGCATCTGATACTTGGGTTGATACTGCTAGAATTGAAGCGAAGGTGATTGATGTTGAGGGTAACTATGCTGCAGAGATGGCATCTGCTACCAGAAGATTTGGTCAACCAGATCCACAAACTGGATTCTTCCCAATTCAATGGAATGCATGGGAAACCACTTGGACTGGAACAGAAACTCAATCTTCAACCCAAAGAAGAAGTCGCACTCGTTCTGGTGGCGGTGGAAGAAGAACTGTAACTAGAACACGTCATCTTCAGGGTCCTGGTGGACGCGCTAGAAATAGAACTAACACATCAGTTAGTACTAATGAGGTATTCCAAGATACTACAACTGATACATTCAGAACTGGAACTGATAATAGATCTGGAACGCAAACAGTTATCACTGAAAGATTTGATAGAACTTCTCAAGGTGACAGAGTTGTCAATAGAGAAGTCATCAGCATTATGCGTTCTAGAAATATTGAATTTAATGCAACAAAGGCAAGACCACTTACAAGAATATATCCATTCTTTGATGGCAGAGATGTAAGTAAGTATTGCACTCCAAAACTACTAGAAATTGCAATGACAAGTGGTGTCTTCCAAGTGGGAGAAACAGTCATTGGTAAAATGAAAGAGGTTGGTTTAGGAAATCCAGTTATCTCATCACCTGAAATTAGGTTTAGAGTTGCAACGGCGAATCATAAAGAAGGTCCATTTAACGCTCCTACCAGAATTTTCAAAAACAACCCATATCTATCACAACTTTCTCCAACAGAAGTTGAAACATTCTTGGGCAATCCTGGACAAGTTCAAATTCCTGGACAAGGAAATGTTTTGCCCGAATTATATTCCTCTACATCAACTGTATTGAACGTTGACACTGCTTCTCTAGCATTACAAGCTCAAGGTGACTACTATGGATATGTTGCCAAAGATATGATTCTTGTTGGACAAACAAGTGGTGCACAAGCAACTGTTTCAAATTTGAGATTAGTAACTGATTTGGGTTCAAACTTGATTGGTAGTTTCTACATTCCTAATCCAAATATTGCAGGTAATCCAAGATTTGAAACAGGAACAAAAACATTTAGTCTGATTGATAATCCTGATAATGACAAGGAAGCTGCTTCTTCAGTTGGTGAAAACAACTACACTGCATCAGGAACATTAGAAACTGTTCAGGAACAGATTATATCTGTCAGAAATGCAGAGATTCAGCAGAAACAACAAACTCAATCTAGAGGAGCAAGAGAATTCCTTGGTAGAAACGTAACTACAGAATTGGTAGATTCTACGACATTTGTTGATCAAACTGTTATATGGTGGGATCCTCTGGCACAATCTTTCCAAGTTCTGGATTCAACTGGCGTATTCATCACAAGTTGTGATGTATTCTTCCAAACAAAGGATGACATGGATATCCCCATGACATTCCAAATTCGTACAATGCAGAATGGTGTTCCAACTCAAAAGATTCTTCCATTCTCCGAAATTGTTAAAGACCCTGATCAGATAAATGTATCTGCTGATGGAACAGTTCCAACTACTTTTAATTTCAAAGCACCTGTTTATCTTGAACCTGGTGGAGAGTATGCAATTACTCTTGCTTCTTGGTCAACAAAATACAGAGTATTCATCTCTAGAGTTGGTGAATCAGATATTCTGACTGATGAATTTATTTCAAACCAACCTTACTTGGGTTCTCTGTTTAAGTCACAGAATGCTTCAACTTGGGAACCAAGTCAGTGGGAGGACCTTAAGTTCACTATACGTCGTGCAGAATTTGTACAAAATGGTTCTTTGGAAGTTTACAGTCCAATCTTGGGTGAGGGTAATGGTCAGATTCCAACACTTCAACCAAACGCTGTCAACGTTAATTCTAGAAAAATTAGAGTTGGTTTAGGTTCCACTTTAGCAGAGTCACTGGTTATTGGAAATCGTTTTTCGCAGTTAACAACTCAAGCAACAGGAGACTTTGTAGGAGCTGCTGGTTCTGCGATAGGTGATTTGACCATTGTAAATGCTGGTATCGGATACACACCAGCATCTGGTGGACTCACTTACACTGGAGTTGCGCTTACAAGCATCACCGGAACAGGTCAAAACATAACTGCTGATATTTCTATCACTGACGGTGTTGCCATCGGTGCTACTGTCAATACTCAAGGAACTGGGTATCTTGTTGGTGATGTGCTTGAAATACTTAATATTGGTGGAGCATTACCATCTGGGAAAAATGCTAGATTCTCTGTTACCTCTATTGCTAGCACCACAGAACTAGTGTTTGATAATGTTCAAGGTGATTTTGCAACTGGAGTTGGTAAGACACTCATGTATACCAATAGTGTCGGAGTGTTGACAACACTAAATGATGCCCAAGGTGGTAATGTTGTTCCAACAACTATTAGAACTGTTGGTGAACATGATGGAGTACACCTCGTGGTCAATCACAAGAATCATGGAATGTATCATGAGAACAATAGAGTTGTATTATCTGGAGTAGAAAGTGATGTTGCTGCAACTAAACTAACGTCTCCATATACTTCAGATGCTACGACAGATATTCAAGTGAGTAGTGTTGCCAATCTTGGAACATTTGAAAATGTCGGTGTTAGTGCAACGACTCCAGGATATCTGAAGATTGGTGATGAAATCATCGAATATACTTCTACTGATGGTAGTGTTATTGGTGGTGTTACTCGTGGTATTGATAGCACACAATCTAGAAATTATGTTGTGGGCACACCAGTTTACAAATATGAAATGGGAGGTGTTTCACTTAGAAGAATCAATAAAACTCACTTATTCAGTGATGTTGATCTTACTAATCCAATATCGTATGACTCTTACACGATTAAGGTAGATATGTCTGCCAACGGACTTGATAGAACTGATGAAACTAACTTCCCCAAATTGTTCTTCAATGAAACAAAAGAATCCGGTGGATATAAGATTAGAGCAACCCAGAACATGCCATTTGAAGCAATTGTTCCTAGCGTTCAAAACGTAACTGTTCCTGGAACAAGTATTAGTGCAAGAGTTAGAACTACTTCAGGTTCAAACCTTGGAGATGGTTCTGGAACTTCTTTACCAGTTCCATTCAATAACGTTGGAGTTGAGGATGTAACTCTAAATGCTACTAACTATTTCACTTCTCCAAGAATAATTGCATCTAGAGTAAATGAAACAAATAGTTCTGTACTACAGCAATTGCCTGGGGATCGTTCCTTTAACATGTCTATTGCCTTGACAACAAATGATTCTCGTGTCAGTCCCGTCATTGACACTCAAAGAGTGAGTGCTATCTTGGTTTCAAATAGAGTTGATAGACCAATCACTGATTTTGTTACAGACAACAGAGTCAACTCTATAACAGATGATCCCAATGCGTTCCAGTATGTGTCTAAAGAAAACAATTTAGATTCTTCTGCGACAAGCATCAAGATCTTACTCTCTGCTCATATCAATCAATATAGTGATATCAGAGCATTCTATGCTATCGGTGATGAGGAAGATTTTGAACCAATCTTTGAAGCTTTCCCTGGATATGCAACTCCAGTTCTTAATGACGGAACTACGGACAGACTAGTCCCTGTTTCAAATGCATCTGAAGGATTTGTATCCAATGATTTGACATTTAAAGAGTATGTATTTACCGTCGATGATTTACCTTCCTTCAAGTCTTATAGAATTAAGTTGGTTGGAACCTCAACCAATCAAGCATATGCACCAAGGATTAAAGAATTGAGAACAATAGCATTAGCATAATATGAAAGAAGTACGTGTAAAGGGTCGTTCTGATTTAATTAGAGACCCTTTAACCAATGCAATTATTAATACAAACAAAACTGCCCACGAAGAGTATATTAGTCGCAGGCAACAAAAACAAAAAGAAAACTATAAAATGGAAACTCTTGAGTCTGAAGTTGCTAGTATAAAAGATGATTTAAATGAAATCAAGTCGCTACTACGGAGATTGGCAAATGAATCCTGATCAAATTGAAATCAAAAACCTTTCTAAAAGTTTTGCATATACTCAACTTGCAGCGGAGATAGATAGTTGTAATGATTGTGAAGAACTCCGTAATATTGCAAAAGCATTTTGCAAATTATATTATAAACAGCAAGAAACCATGCAAATCATAGGGATTAAAGATGGCAACTAAAAATATTACTTTTGTTCCCAGTTCAGGAGTTCCTGTTGGTGCTAATTTTGCTATCTACAGTGGAGCAGACTTTCAAGCAGATATTACAGTTTATCAAATCAATAATCAGGTATTTGATTTTACAGGTTATACCGGTGCAGGCGCGATATCAAAAAGCCTTGCCATAGGTTCAAGTGCAACTTCTGCTGCTGCATTTACTGTTGGTTTTACTAGTGCTGCTGGAGGAAAGGTAAGGTTATCTTTAACTGATACCCAGACTTCAAATCTAACAGAGGGTCGATATGTTTATAATTTCAATGTTACCAGCTCTGGGTTTACATATCCATTATTAACAGGGAATATCAACGTTCATAATACAATCACTTCTTGAACCTAAATAAAATCATAGGAAACTTGTAAATAAATGGCACAACCATCTACCAGGGCAGAGCTCATAAATTATTGCAAGAGACAGTTA